TGCCAATATCAAACGTAAGACCGTTGCGTGTGTCTTGTACGTTTGTCAGTTCACGCCGAATGATTTGCGCGTTGATTGTTGCGCCTGTTAAGTTTAACGGCGTTGGTACGCAAGTTGTTGGGTCTGTTGTTGTGAACGTCAGATTCCAATAGGTGCGCTGGTTCCAGACCAATTCGCCAGCCAAAATAGGATTGTCAAATCCACTAACTTGGGCCAGTGTGTTCTTGTGAAAGATTGCCATTGTGCAATTCCCTGTACTCAGTTGGAATCCGTGATTCTCACGGGCTAATGGTGTTTTGTCTTTTGTTTATTCTAACAAGTTACATAGATGCAAGCAACTAAATGTTGTCACGCTCTGAGGCAGTTTGCATATACAAACTATACAACGCAACATACAACTCTTGATGCGTCATTGTTATGCCTGTTTCAGCATTTGTTTGCGGGTCAAGAATGGGAAAACTAGCATTTGCATCATAGTCTTTTGAGCAACCCGCAACCCATTCATGGTATATTTTTCCATCAATGTTAATTACCTGTTCCTCTTGAAAATCAATCTTTTTAAGGATTTCTAATTGATTTTGAATAGTTACTGTATGACAACGCTGCCATACAACACCAGCAATATCTGATTGTTTATAGTTTGACATTTTTTTCCTTTATGTTAATTGAACGCCATTGGATTGAAACCAATGTGTTCCGTTTGCAAAGCACAACCAACCGTTATACATACAAATAGAACCATATGATCTATTGCTTGGCAATGATGTAGATGGCTGAATAAACAAAGGTGCTTTTGTCGCATTACCTTTAAAGTTACCACCATAACCATTACTTATGGAGCCATCGCCCAAGATAGAATCTCCACCTGATTGCGATCTTGCCCAAAGAGAATTGCCACCGCCAGTGTTTTGCAGACTTAAAGTATATAAACTTGTTGGAGAATTAATGGTATTTATGCTTGTACTTGATCTGCCATCAAATGTAACTGTTCCATCAGATGAATCAAGAATCATTCGGGGACTAGATTCACTTGCATAGAACCCACGAATCTGCATGGCATAAGTGCCACCAGTGACTTCCCATCTAGAACCACTTGCAGCAGTCTTGATGTTAAATGCGGTTAAATCACCTGCAATTAATCTGCTGGTGTTAATCGTGTTTGTTGTGATGTTCCCACCATCAATAAAGGTTGTGCCTGTATTGGTAGCAAGGTTGGTAAACGTGACCAAGCCATTAAAGTTGGTCCAATTAAAAACAGAACTTAATGTGACGGTTTGAGTGCCACCAAAAGTTGCCTCTGATACTGCATAACGAACAGCCCAAAATTGGCTTGTATCTGTTGCGTCTGGCGCTGTAAAAGTTGTACTCCATCCAGATGTAATGCTAGAAAATGCACCTGTAGTAAAGTTAAAACCAGAAACAGTTGGAGCAGCAGGAGCGGATGAAGAAGAAGTGTTGTAATATAAATAACCACTTGCCGAGCGTGTACCTTGTGTACCAACACCGCCAGTAGGACCTGTAGAACCAGTTGGTCCAGTTGGGCCAATAGGGGCAATAGGAGACCAAACAAACAAAGAACTTGCCCCACTCAATGATGATTGACTATTTTCATTTCCTACCGTGTAAGCAATCAAATATGAGTTAGCCGCAAGGATTTGGTTTGTAAATGTGTATGTGCTGCTTGGTGTGTATGGAACTGAATTTGATACATACGCAGTGGTTAATAATTTCCAATCAGAAGGCGTTGGCACAGCCGCTGTTGTGAAATACAAGTTTATTGTGGTTACACGACCAGTTGCAGGAATGCCAACCGCTACGGAAAAGTTTGGAACTGTTGCCGTTGGATAACCTGTAACTGTTGGAAAAGTCAAAGCAGAAAAGAAACTTGGCGATGGTATTCCGCTGTTTGGCACTGGCGTAAATTGCGTAATGTCTTGGTTGTCGTACACCTGAGCGTTATATTCATTCAACTCAAGTTTTGCGCCAAGTGTCCCATCAGACAACGCAGCCTCGTTGACTTTCATAACCCTAAATAATTTATTTGACCAACCATAATTAGCATTAGTCAATGAAATTACATCGCCAGCATTTACCTGAATACCATAATACGTTGTATTAAATGAAACAATTAAATCTTCTCGCGCTTGTTCAAGCAAACGATTTGCTAAATAATGCGCTTGAACACTATTGTTCACCAAATCATAAGTGATGCTGTATTTGTTTATTGGCTCATTTGGATACAGCAAAATAGATGGGGTTGTGATATTTACATATGCTGGTTGATCTTTATTTTGTTTATTTGGAAATTTTGCTTCAATGGCATTGATTGAACTTGTAATGTCCGTAGCACTTACACGAATGTCTCCAATAATGTTGTCATCATTAAAAGCATAAGCAATTGATTCTGCTTTATTGATAACAATAGACCATTTTCCAGATGGGGCATCGTATGCCATCCAACTATCACAAGCCATTAAAATATTGTCTACATTACTTAAAACAGTTTGTCCAGCATTGACAACACCGTTAATTAAATATCTTCTTTGAGTTGCTGGATTACCATCATAATCTGTAAACGTAATTAACTCATCAGAATAAGTATTTAACGTATCACGGGTTGCTGTATCCACATACGCAGCATCAATAGCGCCACCGTAATATGGGTTGGTCATATAGTCATACCAAACATCACCCGGCCTAGCGCGATTTAAACCAGAAGAATTTTGATTTACATGAAATGTAATAGGCTGCAATGATGTTGTTTGTGCTTCACGGCTATAAATTAATTTAACAATAGCAAATGCAGTTCCATTCATTTGACGACCAGTTGAAGGCCATTGTTGTGCTGTTGGAATGTCAAAGCCCGGACCCATTACTACGCTTGGCGCATCCCAATTATTAATAGTAATAACACCAGATTCAGAACTTGTGTAAAGACCAATATATAAATATCCATCAATTGTTGTGTCTACATTACCAGCAGCATCAGTAAGACTAACAACTTTGGCACGATTTGTGGTATCAAATGTAATTTTTCTATCGCCATAATACATATCATTTGTATCAAAAGCAAAATCAAAATTTGAACTTATATTGCTAATTGCCAAAACATAATACATATTTTTTTGATCGGTTGTTAAAACCGCATCAACAAACGTACCACCTAAATAAGCATTCCCATAAACAATTGGTAAAGCATTAGTTGTGCTTGGTGGTATTTGTTGACGAGAACCTTGTTCTGTTTGAGTTGGAGGCTCAGAACCAAAGACACGGTTAACAACATAAGATAAAGCAAATGAAATTACCATGTTCGTAGCCAATGTTGCCATTGCATACGACATACCTAATTCCATAATTCCATAAGCAACTAGCGTGGTTGGCATTCTTATTCCTTGTAAAACGTGGCCTCAAGTGGTTTATAACCACGTTTGGCATAACTAATCACTGGGCTATTTGTCATAACCGTACAACAGATGTAATCAACTGTTCCATCTTCTTTCATCTTCATTGCCTTTTCATCAAAGGCTTTCCAAAGACGGCCACCAATGCTTCCATTGCGTTTTGATGGTTCGACCCACCATGCAAGTTCACGCAATTCGCAAACATCAGGACACCAAATATTATTTGCTTTTATTGCCGCAATCATTCCGTTTAATTCTTCATCAACAAGAATAAAACCTCGACCAGCGATAAGAGTGAAAAGCAAATCAGAAACGTGCGAAACATTGTGGTTTGATTCATTTTGCAAAATTTTAATTGGTGATTCTTTGGCATACTCTGCCATCATTTCAACCAATCTTGGAATGTCAAATTTGTTTGCGTTTCTAATCATATTTAAAAAACGCCGCCATCAATGACAGCGTTTGTTGAATCATTTGATGCTTGAGTTTGCGTTTTAGGTGGCGCACCAAAATCAAAATATGTTGCTGTGATTTCAGCCACACGATTCATTGATGTGTCATTAGGGTAAAACTCTTGCCAACTCTTTTGGTTTGTTTTTACGCCTGAAATTCTGTTTTCTAAAATTTTACGCATACTAGAACAAGATAAAGTGCAAGTAGCAACTCGCGTTCTTGCTTGTTCGTTGTAATCTTCTGTAATGCTGACATTGTTAATAATGCCTTGATAGCGTTTAAAAAATTGCAATGTTGGCGTTGTAATAATTTGATTGTTTGAATCAAGAAATCCACGCCACATTTCAATAATTGAACCTTTGATATTGTTTGATAAAACAATGTTAATGTTTGTTGAATCAATTCCTGTTAAAGCAATTGTCATGTCATCACTGGTGGCTTTAATGTCACGTTGAACATCACCAACAGAAAGCAATGAGCCTAAATTGGAGTATGTTGTTCCGCCAACAGTAACAGGAGCAGCCGCATTACAAAATGTATAAATTGCCGTAGGCGAACCAAGAGGTCCAATTGACAATTTAACAAATTCAGCATGGCGAATTGATGCGCTGTTAAGCGCGTTCATTGTTGTCATATGATGTATTCCCTAAAAACAAATGGTCCATCCCATTGCACATATGCACCTTCTACCATTGGGTTTAATGTGTATGTTGGACAAGTTTCAGCAACAACATAAAAACTTACGTTTTTACCAAGCGTAACTGTAGCGCCAGATGATGGTGTACCAATCAAAGGTCGATGAATGCTAACAGATGAGCCAGCAGAATCCGCTGTTACTTTGTAAACATAACCACCAACTTTAATGAAATCACCTGCTTTAAATGTGCCGTTTGAAGTTAATGCAAGCGTTTGAGTGTTTGGCGTTGGTGTGCCGTTTAGGACTGCTGTTGTTGCTGTGCCGCGCATTACTGTAAACCAATCAAGGTTTGCAGAATCAAACGTGATGTATTCAGGGTTTTGACGATCAGCATTATCAATTGATTGGATAATGTCTCGCACTTGTGGGTAGTACAAAAAGTTATGAGGCGTGACTGTAAACACCCAAGGCACTGCCGTTAGATATTGCGCCACAGTGATATAACCAGAGCGTGAGACTTGTTGCCCAATAGTTCTGCGGTTGTTTACCGTCATTGACTGTTGAATATCAACAATACTTTGAAAAGACATTACGATCTCCCACGCCCAATGGCAAGTGTTTTGTTTGCATATTGATTTGCCGCCCAAACAGCATTAGAACTGTTATATAAACGATCTTCAAAACTTTTTGTATCAATTGCATTGATTGTAAAGTTGTTTACTGTTTGACCGCCACCTAAAGCAGATTGCATTCTGTTGTTTGGAATAATTGTTCCAGCAGTATGAGGAATAAACAACTCAGGACCACGTTCTCCAACGATTGATGCGACACCAACTGGAGGATTTCCACCATCAGCAAACTGAGCCATTGAAGATGTATAGCCACCAACATCAGTACCGCCATTAGCAAACATACTAAAGCCAGACTTAAACATTGCTGTTGCAGATGCTTTAAGTTGAATTGCAATCAAATCTTGAATGATTGATTTTGCAAGACTGCTAAATGAAAGTTTGCCAGTGCGTACAAAATTTTCAATGGCTGAATTCATGTTGCCAGTAACAGTTTCAAAAACTTCTTGTCCGCGCTTGGCTGCGTTTTCTGAATCTTCAATGTATTGAGCAAATGCTTTGTTCCATCCAAACTCAAAAGTGTTTTGCTCCTCTTGAATGGCCCTTGTTACTCGTTCTGTTTCTGCAATAAAGAAATCACTACGCGAGGCAATAATGTCTTTTTGCTTTTGGAACTCATTAGCAAGTTCTGTTTCTTTTTTAATAATTGCGTCTTGGCGTTTGCTTTCAATTGCTTCAAGTTTTTGCTCAAGTTGTTCACGCATTTGCATTGTTGATTCTGCAATCTTGCGTTCTTTATCTGTTAAACCATTTAACTCTGCTTTGCGTTTGATCTGATCTAAATCAAATTGTGACTGACGTTCGTATTCAACAGACAACTTTTTTGCCATTTCAATGGCTTCTGCCATACGTTTTAAACGCTCTTGTTCTGCTTTATCAACATAAGGGATAACAGTTCTTTTTGGACCTGTGATTGTTTGCTTTATTTCTGCTGCTTCTTTTGTTTCTGGTTTTTTCATTTCATTGTGAAACGCTTTGGCGTTGTTCCACAATTCTTTAATGCGATCATTTAAAACTTCAAAATCTTTTTTGATTGCATCAAAACCTTGGCCTGTAAAAAGATTTTTAATTGCAGAAGCAACAAACGTAACAGCCGCTCCCATCATCATTACAACTGTGTATACGTTGTAAAAAATTTCAGCAATAAATTTACCAGCAGTGCTTGCTGCTTCCATTAGCGCATCCATGCCTTTTGCATCACGCACAAGCGCATCAAACAAAGCATTAAGGCTTGGCAAAAATGCTGTATTAAATAGCACAATTGTCTTGGTTACTTTTGCATCAAGTTTGTCATTTAAATCAGCAGCAATTTTTACTGCATCAGCATATTGTTCAAACTCTTGTCTTGCTTGTGCTGTACCTTCTGCCAGACCTATAAAGTCAACGCCTTTACCTGCTTTACCAAACATTGTTATGCCCAATGCAGCGCGAGACAATGGGTCTTCCATATCAGCAAGTGCTTTAACAGTTTGGTCAAATAATTCTGTTACGTCTTTGTTTGCCAAATCTTTAAGTGAAACATTAAGGCGTTTAAAAGCCTCTTGCGCTTCTTTTGAACCTTGGGCTGCGCTGTCAACTTGTGTTGTAAAAGATAAAATTAATTTTCCAGCGTTGTCTGCACTACCACCGTTTTGTGCAAGACCTTCACTAAGTGCCATGACTGTTTTAATTGCTATGTCATTTGCCTTGGCAACGTCAGCCATTGCATCTGAATAGGCAAGCGCTTTGTATGTCATGGCTGCAAAAGCAGCAGCAGACACAGTTCCAACAGTTGCAACTTTTGAACTGAAATTTGATAACGATCTATCAGCAGATTCCAAACCTTGTTTGAATTCACCAGAATCCAAACCAAGAACAACGCCTAACCGCGCCAGCATACCCATGTTGATTACTCCTTAAAAAGACCTTTTGGCGCATTTGGAGCCAATTGCATATATTGCATTAGGCTGTTGTTTACATTTTCCGCTTTTTGACTTTCAGGCAATGGCGGAAAACTGTAATCGTATGCGCTTGGAATCATGTCTTGTAATGTATAGGCGCGTTGGTTTTCTGGCCTAATGTAATTGTAAATCGCGCCCTTCAAACCTCCAAGCGTTTCTAACAATCCACGATTGCCAATTTGCCCATCTGCATACATGATGCAAATGTCTGTAAAGGTCTCCTCGTCTACCGCATCAGGGTCAGTTCCGTGAGCAGTCAAATAGGCTTTGACCTGTCTACGGACTGACCCGATTATTTTCCCTTTTGCGCCTCATAATTTGGCGAAACCGTTTTGCCAATACATTCAACAATCTGCATTTGAATTGCAAACGGGAAAAGTTCTTCAACCATTGCGTATGTAATGGTTGCCATGTCAAAGTCTTTTTCTTCTGGAACCAGCAAACGGAACATTTCGGTAATGCGATTTTCGGCAATGATCTTATTCTTTGCCGCTTCGCGCATAGAACGGCCATCAACAACAATATCGTCCTCCAAGAATTCACACTTCAAATCAGCATCAGGTGCTTCCCGATACTTCTCTAAATCTTTAGTGATTTCTTTGTAATACGCTGCCACCTTTTCATCATCCACAACTTTCATGCGCTCTTGCATGACTTCAAATTCGGATGTAAGTGGAACTTTAACTTTAAAAGTATGACCACCAAGTTCAAAAGTTCGTGTGCGAACCTTGTCCTTGTTTTTAACAAAATCTTTACCAAATGCTGATGCTAGTTTGTTCATGTTGTTTTATCCTTTATTGGCTTTCTTTGCCTGTCTTGCTTTGTATTTATCAATAGCAGTTTTAATTTGCTCTGATAAGTTATTTACGATTAACCCAGAATTGCTTTCAAGGGCTGATCGTAAAAATGGTTGAGGTGATACTTTAGCAGTTCCAAACTCTGCTGCAATAGCCCTTGCATCACTGTCAATTCCTTTTTGTCGCTTGCCTGTGCGTTCGTTCTTAAAACTCTTTTTAGCAAGAACTTTGCCGGGTGCAGTTGTCACAGTAGCAATGACAACATCGCCTTCATCAATGTACTTAGATGCCTTGTGCTTACGAGTTGGTTTTCTAGCCTCTATGCGTAACGATGCGCGTAATGCACCAGTGTCAACAGGCACATTTGCTTTTGCAGTCTCTAAGGCTGGTCGCATGGCTTGCCTGACAGCACTAACAAGAATGTTCTTTGAATCTTTTGGCCCAAAATCTGCAATTAGGTCTTTTAGAACAATTTTTAGTTCTTCAGCGCCAACAATGCCAACTGAAAACATCTTAGCCATTAATCACCCTTGACGAGTTTTTGAAATACAGCGTTATTCAGTTTTACAACAAAGTCCGCAATTTCTTCTGGTGTCATCTTATCGGCATGAACCTTAGCAATTTCATAGGCAAGATGAATGCCAACAATGCGCTGCTGTGGAAATCCAAACCAATTCTTTTGACCAGAATTAGCCATTGTCACAATGTATGACAGAAGGTCTTGAGAGTTTTGTATTTGTGTTGTCATATAGAAAAAGCCCCGAAGGGCTTTCTTTAGGTGTTGTTAGACCAGCCGTAAGAGTTGCCGCCCACTGGATGAATTGTGAAAATCATTTGGCTTTCTGCTGATGGAGACAGGTTCCATTGCAAGCCACCAACGCGACCGTTGAAGGCATAAGCAACAGTGTTAGTGCCGTCATACACAGCAACAACATAAGTGCGAATGACTTGACCGCTGTAACCGTCAGAACGAATCTGCAACAAAGCAGTATCGGCAGGGTTCCAAGCAGCAGTGATCTGCATTGAGGTCACTTGGTTTTGTGTAGTGATCTTTGCACCAGTACGAGCGCCAGCAACAGCGTATGTTGCAGAAGCGTCATCAGAGCCGAAAGCAGGGATTGATTCAACTGGAATTTGTACGCCTTCTGTACCTGTACCGCCAGAAGCAGTACCAACAATATCTGCCACTTGTGCTGTCCAAGTGTTCAATTGTGTATCAGTCAGAGCAACAGGCGTTGCGTCTGCTTGCATCCACATCGTTGCAACGTAACCGGGTAAGACTTTGTTAATGAGTGCCATTTTTAAGATTCCTTTAAAAGAGATTGGTTCAAAATTCTTGTCTTATGTTGGAATGTCCATTGTGCAATCCAGAATAACTTGGTTCAAACCCAGAGCATCGTCATAGGTGTTGTAGAGCCAAACCACTTCTACTTTAGCCACCCAAAAACCATTGGTTGCTGGATTGCCAAATGTGCCTGAATAGCCATTGAGCGATTGTATGACTTGATTCGCCAAATTGAAAGTGTCGTCCATGTCTTTAGCAAAGACGGACACTTGGAAAATTGGGCGGTCAATGCCTTTGTTGCTTTGCGTTTGACCCGTGTAAACAGGCTGATGTACGTTTCGCAAATTCCATGTCAGAAAGCCAGAACCTTGCGTAGCCCAATTTCGGTTGAAGTTGGCATAGACAGGTTTAGGCGTAACAATACTTGCCAATTGGTACTGGATGCATTGCGCGTAGACGGCTGGATTTTGTTGTGTACTCATACTGGTGTCGCAGGGTCGTTACGATAACAAAGCAGAGTTACCTTCATGCGGTCATTGGATTCGCGAATGTCTGTAATACGCCAATCGTAGCCGCGCCAGTTCACAGCATACAAGTTCTGGTTGTCCACAATATGCCGAATGTTAGGCGTGTAGTTGACCGTGATGTTCACAAGGTCTTGGTACACACGATAACGCTCAGAGATACGCAAACTGTTAGCAACATCAGCCACACGCCCACGAGTTTCAAACCAAGGCGTTAGCGTGGTAGTGTACTGACCATAAGCGTCAGTTCCGTTAACCACGTTGTTAATTGTTAGGTTCTCGTATCGTGCGATTGACATTACATCACCAATGGTTTGTATGGTCGCAACAAAGCCTGTACACCAAACGGAATCGTCTTCAACTGAGTTTCAGTTGTGTCAGAACGGTTGTTGTATAAATGCGTCAGCAGCAACAAGCCAGCCTGTTTAATGACGGGGTATGCTGATAAAGGACTGCCATTTTGCGTGTAAATCACAGAAATTGGATTTGCAACTGTTTGGTTTAACGAGTTGGGAATTGAATTCAAGATTACACGGTTGCCCGTTGGGTCATACGAATATTCGCTACAAGGAATGACGTTTGGCACTATGTTTGAAGTGCCGTAATACATTACCGAGTTAATCGTTACACCAGCGCGGCCTTGATTTGGACCAGACACTTCTGGCAAGTCCAAAAAGACCGCTGTGTTGTATAGACCAAAGTTAGGGTAGTACACCAGCCACTGCGTTGAGAAGATTGCCATGCCTAAGAAGTCCTCAATTGCCATGCGCGTGGCAAGTTCAAGAGAGGACAAATAGGCGTCTTGGCTTTCATCGTCAAACAGGTTTAACTGCTGTGTAATCTCGCCCAACGTCAACCATTGGGTAGATACATCACGGTTAATCTGTTCAAACTTGGCGTAGTTGTACGGATTCCGTTGGTCGGAATAAAACGGCGCGAGTGTTTGGTTCTCAACAGCCATGATTTACCTTTTAGGCTGCGCTTGCACGAACACCCGCGAACGGGTCGCGTACAGTGCTAACAACACGGCGCTCTGCGTACAAAGTCACAAAGCCGGGGGCTGTCTGTTCATAAACCTGCACATCCATTTCTTCAATGTCTGAAATGGTCAAGAAGCGGTCCCAATTTGCCAAGTAGATTGGGAAATCAGTAGACAGATATGAGTTAGGGATAACGGGCCAACCAAAGATTGAACCAACTGCACCGCCCTCACCGGGTTCGCCCAACTCCAAAAACAATGGCAAACCTTGGTTGTCTTTCAACTGACGCAAAGTCTGAATCATTGCAGGAGACATATGCCAAGCCGTTGTAGGCAATGACCAATATTGCGCTGGCAATGCGTCAGCAATGTTTGTGATCTTGTTGTACGTTGGAGTAACGCCACCCAAAGACACAGTTGCCAAGGTATGAATACCGTTGGTAATTGCTGTACCGCTTGTGCCGTAAGCCGCAGTAGAACCGCTGGTGTACGAATCCAAACCGCGCAAACCATAAGTTGCACCAGTTGTTGTAGTCGTAGAACCGGATTGGTCATTGTTGGTTGCCATTGAAGCGCCTTCTTGTTGGCTAAATTCCAACGCCAAATCCATCATCAATGTTTCTTGCAAGCCGTTAATGTCATCCAATGCTGCAATGCGAACTGGCAATTGCGCGTTGATGATTCGTGTAGGCAACACCCAGAATGACGTAGCAACATCTGGCGAACCAGTGTTAGGCGTAGCATTAGGGTTCCAAGGGTTTGCGCCTGTTGCGTTACCTGTCTTGGCAACGAACTGAACAGCAGAACTGTTAGGGGTTTTAATGTTGCGTGAACCCATACGGAATGGGTTGGCATAACGCAATGCGGCAAAAGCATCATCAAAATAAGTGCGACCACCAATATCAAGACCAGAGCCAGTAAGCGTTGAGGCTTCGCGCAGGTCGATTGTTACTTTGCCGCCCTCGTTGATGGCTTTCTTAATGCCGTCTAGGATTGTTTGGTTTGCACTCATTTAAATAATTCCTTGTGAAAAACAAAAAGAGGGGGGACGAATCCCCCCATCTTTATTAAGCGCCAGTGGCAGTCGAACGATAACGGATGATTGAGAATGGATCGACAACAGACGTTGCCAAACGCTTCTCACCGTAGAAGGTGATAAAGCCGGGCTGTGTTTGCTCATAACGGCGCAAGACCATGCTCAAGCGGTCAACGATGGTGTGACCACGTTGGAAATCGCCAAAGTACATTGGGTATTGGCTGTTAGTACCAGCAGAACCGCCAGCAGCGATTGGGCTTTCAAGGTAATTGTTCACCACAACGTCAAAGCCCAACAACTTACCAACGATACCGTCAGACACCAATGGAGACATACGCTCAAACACTGGAGTGCCGTTGTCGTCAACCAGACCGCGAATAGAAGCCAACATCAGAGGGCTGATGATGAACTTGCTGTTAGCAGACCAGTATTGTTGTGGCAATGAGTGGATGAAGTTAATCAAATCAGCAAACACTACGTTGTTGGCAGTGCCAAAACCGTTGGTTGTGATCTGATCGTATGTAGCGATGCTATGCAAGCCAGCAGTTGCGCCAGTACCAGAAGTACCGAAAGCAGCAGTGGAGATAGTGCCACCAGTGTAGGTGCTGTTAGCGCCTGGGTACTGATTCAAACCACGCAAACCGTCTGTCGCACCGTAAGCGGTGGTCGTAGAACCAGATTGGTCGTTGTTCAAAATCATTGACAAACCTTCTTGTTGGCTAAATTCAGCCAGCATGTCGTCAACCACGTTTGCTTCCAAGCCATCAATGTCGTCCAAAGCCGCAGTACGGATAGGGAATTGCACGTTGATGTCTTGCATATTCAGTTGCCAAATGTTCGTGGCTTCAGTAGTAGCCGCGCCGTTGTTCTGAATTGCATAGCCCCATGCTGCACCAGCGTTGCCAGTCTTAGCGCGGAACTGATAGGTAGAACCATCAGTAGCCACGTTGCGAGACACGCCGCGCATTGGGTTAATCAAACGCAGAGCGTGGAACACAGGGTCATACGCAGTACGACCACCAATGCCAGCGCCAGAGCCTGTCAAAGATGATGCTTCGGTCAGGTATGCAGCGTGTTGATCTTCTGATTCCCACAGTTTCAATTCAGTGTGCAACTTGCTGCCACCTTTAGAGAAACCAGCGAGTTGTTCACGAACACGGCGGTTCACATCACCACGAATGGTTTTGTGAGGTGCGCGGATGAACTCAGGCATTTGGATAGAAGCAACTTTGGCTTCCAAAGCAGCCATTTTCTCTTGAATTTCTGCTTTAGCAGATTCAACAGTAACAGAAACTTCGGATTTGACTTCTTCAATTTTTGCAAGTTGAGCGGTTTCAATCGCGTCAACTTTTTCAAGGATTTTTTCAACTGACATTTTGCATTCCTTTATTTAATGCGTTTTTCAAGTGCCTTTGACAACTCACGCAACTCAAAAGCGCGGAGCAATTCATCGGCTTCGGTCACCACCGCATCAGGCTCACCCTGAGTTGGGGTCACTTCAACTTTGGTGGGAACATCACGTTCTGCCATTACTCGTTTG